TCATTTGCTGTGACACTGTTAAGTCCTACATTTGAAAATTTTGTTGTTGCGCTTAATGTGTTTAAAGAATTAGCATCTACATTAGCTGTAACTCCTCCTCCTGTCAAATATCTAAATGTTAAAGTAGTATTTGAAGGAGCAATACCATATGTTTTTGTAAATAAAAAGTTTGTAGGAGAATAAGCAGTTGATAATTTTGTTTGTTCAAAAGGCAAACCTATACCTACATTATCTGGATTTGGAATTATTTCTTCATCTGAATCAGATGTTGTTCCTGCTCCAAATTGAATTTCTAAAAGAGAAGAATTTCTCAAACGAGTAGTAAATCTGCGTTGTACTTTTTTCAATTTTAATAAATGAGGAGCATCACTACTATATTGAGATAAATTAGGATCATTAACATTAGTATTTCTAATTGAATCATATACCATTTCTTGACCTAAATGATCTACTTCATACCATTTATTTCCATCACTATCTGTACAATCTAAAATTCCAATTAAGTTTGCCGCGTCTAATTCAACTGTTGAAAATCTAACTGGATTTCCAAAATTAAAAGTTTGAGAAGTAATAGTAGAAGAAATAGCTTTACGAGTCTTTTTTAATAAATAATATGTTGGATTTCCATTTAATGTTTCATATATTGTAATTTCAGTTAAATCTGTTGAACTTGAAGTGGAAAAATCTACTGTGTCACTCATTAAAAAAGTTGTTGAACCATTAGACACAGTTGCATTTTCACTAATATATAAAGCATAAGTAAAATCAGGAAGATATGTTGAGCCAGAAAGTATAGAAGGAACTTTTTGATATAAATCTACACTTGTTACTGCTACTCCTGTTACTTTTGGTTTGTAACCAAACATATATGCTAATTCAAATAAATTATTTGATTGGCGATCAAATTGAAGATAATTTTCTTGTACTTGATTGTCTAAATAAAATGATAAAACATCTCCTACATAAGCAGCCATCTCCATAAACATCATACCTGGTGATGCGGCACTGAAGTCATTATATGTAGTTGGAAAGTAAGTTTTAGAGTAATCTATAAGACTACCTCTAAACTCATCAAAAGATTTATTTATATATTTTATATTTTTATTGCTTGCCATTATCCAAAGTTTATTTGTATTTGATCAGTTATTCCTGTATTTATTATACTATAATTTAATTGAACTGTAATTTCATTATTATCTGGAGATTGGAGTATTTCTAATTTATCTACAGTAATATTAGAAAAATATTGAGTTATTAATGACTGAATGTCTGATTTAAGATTTTCTAAATTGTCATTTGTAATTTGTTCAAAAACAAATGCTCTTAAATTGGCTCCAAAACTATTATTTAAATATCTTTCAGTTTTATTAGTTAGAAAGAAATTTAATAAATTATTTCGTATCGCATCTTTAGTAAGATATGTTGAAAAAAAAGCAGCAGGTGCATTAAAAGGTATAGCAATACCTATAGCCGTTCCTGGTCTAGTGTCAATTGGAAATATTTTTTTAGCGCCAAATGCCATTATCTTTTAATTAAATTCATTATTTGATCTAAGCCAAGTTGACCTTCAGGAAGTGCGCTTCCTTCAGACATAGTATTTACAGAACCATTAACTTTAAATTCACCATCAAATCCTGACTTGGATCCTTGAGCTGTTTCATTTAAAATGTCCATGTATGATTTTTTAGTATCAATTGGAGATTTTACAGGTTGTTGATGAGGTACAGTATTTGTGTTAAAATTTAATGTTCTATCATCATTAGATCGATATGATTCATTAATAGGCTGTTTGTTACTTTTAACAGCTTCTAATAAAATGTCCTTCAATTCTTCTTGAATTGCTTCTTTTACCGCTGATTTGATGATTTTTTTAAGTGTGTCTGTGTTCATTTGTTATAAATATTTAATTATTGTGCTTTTAAATTGGGATTTAAATCAATTATTAATTTAATTTCACTTACTAAAACTTGTGGTGTAGTTGTGAATGAAAGTGAAGTTTGCAACATTATTATACCTTGTGGATTTTTTGCTACAGCTTTTACTCTATTTACTGTTGGAGAAAATGGTTCTTTAACTACATCTAATGTAAATCCTTTATAAACACTTGATGGAAAGTCAACAGCATTTACATTTTGAGCGTCTAATACTTGTTGTTTTTGAACATTATCTAATGCTTGTAAAGATGAATTTAATAGTATTAATGTATCTTTTAATGTATTTCCTTTATCACAACCTAATAAATATTTATCTATTACTTTAAATAAATTTACCATTGTAGTTAAAGTAGGATTGACAGAATCTATTGCACCTTGTGTTGAATCTATTTGATTTTTAAAACCATTTAAAATAAATTTTAAAGTTTCAATTGTTTTTTCTACAGTTTCAATTTGTTGACCCGCTGCAATTGCTGGATGAGGAATAGGTGGAACAGGTGTTGGTAAAAGAGACACAACTATTTTTGCAGCAGGAATAGCAATATCTTCTGTTACAGATATAGTTGTTGACGCTGTATCTGATATTGTTTTTAATGGGTCTAATGTTGAGCTTAAAGTGTTTATTGTTGTAGAAGCAGCATTTAGTGTGTCCATTATTGAGTTTCTTACATCTACAATAGCTTGTAATGGTCCAGCAGGAATACATATTCCTATTTTATCTGCTTGTTTAAGTATTTCATCTATGCCTCCTTGTTTAGCAGATTCTTTATCCATTGATATAATCTTCATTATAAGATTAGGATCAATTTTAGATTTAGTTACTGTAATGTCAATAATTTTAGGAACTAAAATTGATATTAGTTTTTGACGAGCTTTAAGTATTAAAGATGCTATTTTAGTTTCGTTCATTTTTTACTTAATCCAAATATTATGCCTTTTACTTTAGGAGTTAAAGTACCATTTATAAGATCTACATCTGCTTTTTTTATTTGATTTACTGTTATTTGTGCAGGAGTAAATTTTGGGATGATTTTTAAAGAAGTAGAAATAGATGTACCTATAACTTTTTTTAAAGTTGAATTGGAATTATTATCACTACTACCATCTAATATATGACTAGTAGAACGTCCAAAACCATTAAATCCGTTATTATTTACTACACCTTCTACTCTAGGACATCCTAACCATCCATTTTCCCAACCATTTAGCAATACTGTATTTTTATATGCTTTATAAGCTGTTAATAATTGGCTAAAAAGAAAAAATGACGATGGATCTGATATATTAATAGGATTATTTAGTATATTATTCCAACTAGTTATTAATGGAGGATATCTTCTATATGTAAGTCCGGTATCTGCAGTTAAATTAAATGTAACTGTAAAATCTAAAAACGCACCTACTTCTACTGGAGTTAAAGAATATATAAGAGGTGGAGGATCGGCGGTGATTGGATCTGGTTCTGCAACATTTATTCTAGGAGAAGTAGAAGTGATGGGAATTGTATTTGTGATTATCTCATCGATTTTTGGTTTCTTTGTCAATGGTATCCATTTTCGCTTTTGTCTTCCTGCATACCATGCTTCTATGTTTAATAAATTTATATACTGTTGAAGTGGTGGATAAATATCTTTTTGAATTTGTTCTACTACTTTAAATCTATTTCTAATGTAAGTAGTAGTTGCATCTGACTTATTTCTATCTGCTGGGGCTATTTTTTCATAATCATTAATAGCTGTTGAAGGATTTAAAGTAATTTTATCTTGATCTTGTACTATCCTTAAATCAGCTAAAAATTGAGTATTAGTCCAATTAATTCCTCCATTTTCTGCTCTTGGCAATGTCTTTGGAAATACACCCATTATATAGTAAAGTTATTTTTTGAAGTTAATATATCATTATTTAATGATTGCTTTAAAGATGAAATTACAGATTGAGCAATTAAAGCAGAAGCATTTAATTCAGGAAAAACAGCTGGTGTGAAAGGAGCAACTGGTAAAGATGTTAAAGTAGTAAGAGTATCATTTAATTTTTCTATAGTTTCTATTAACATTATTAGCCAATCTACAGTTTTATTACCTAACATTAAAGGTTCTACTGCTTGATTTTCATTTCCTAAAAATATATAATCAGATTGAACTATGAATTTAGTTGTGTCTATATTGATAGATTCTTCTGAATTTAAATTTATAGATAAAGGAGAAGTTAATAATATATGATCTTCTTTAGCGTTAAATACTAATCTTCCAGCATTTAAAATAATTTGGTTTCCTGTATATTGGATAGGAGATATAGGTTGTGAAATACCTGAATTTTCATAACTAGAATAGTCTGTATTTTTATTTTCATCTAATCTACCTGTAGTTTTTAAAGGTACTTGTTGTGTGCTAGTTAAATAAATAGATGAGTTATCATTATTTACATCTTCTACAATTGGTACCCATCCTTCTTCAGTTTGCCTTCCTTGTCCATTTCTAAGTATAGTAATGGGATCTCCATTTGTACCATACATAGACCAATTATTTGGAGTTTCTTGAACTGTACTTCCAAAACGTAAAGAATTTCCCCATCTACCTTCTTGTATAAAGTCTCCTTCAAAAGGTAATAGTGGATGAATGTTTGAACGTTCTTGAAATGTTTTGCCTAAATATATTCCTGAGGAGCCGTCTGTTACTCGTCTTACAGTAACATCATCTGTTGTATCATTAATAGTTCCATTAAATGCTTGTTCATAGTCATTAGCATCTTCTTCATTTTGACTTACATTTTCATTTGGATAAGCATTATGATGAGGATGATTCCAAATTCCTATATTAGTGATGTAATAGGAAGAAGGAATTGTAAATTGAGGATTTTCTCCAGCTATATTTAGTCCTTCAACTATATAAACAACTTCATTTATTAAAGGAAAAATTTTTAAGTTTGAATTTAAAGGTCTAATAAATCTTCCATCAGATGTTTCTATAGTTCCTAAAGCATTCCATCCTCCTAAATCTTCAAATTTTTCATGACTTTGATCTAAAATAATACTTTTAACTCTATTTGGAGTAACTTTATTTTTTAAAGTACTAATTTCACTAAATAAACCTATATTATTAGAATTACCTCTATTTTGACTTTTAAATAAACCACTGTAACCGTAATCCATTATTTTTCAGATTTATCATTTAATTTATTTATCTCAGATAGTAGTTGAGATTTTTCTTCTTCAGAAATGGTGTATCCTCCTTCACTGTTAACTTGAGATGTAGATATACATCGTTGAATAATGGTAGCCATTTTAATTAACTGTTCATCATTTTTAACACCTATTTCTAAGTATTCTTTAATTAAAGGAACAATCAATGTAGCATCACCTATGTCACTTACCATAGGTTTTAACTCATTAATTAATGTTGATATTTGTTTTTCTTTTTTCTTTTGGTTTGTGTAAATTTCTTCTAATAGATCTTTAAACTTTTTGTCACCAAATATTTCTGAGTTTAAGCCTTCCATAGTATAATTGTGCGTGTTTGTTATAAATATAGAACTTATTGAAATTTTATATATCCATTTTCTAAGTAAAAGACATAACTTTTCTTAAATATTTTATATAGTTTATCAGCTATTTTAGTAATTTTTGGAGTTTTGATGTCTATAATTTCCTTAATGTATATGTATAGCGCCTTTTTATTGAAAATGTTTAAATTCTCTCGCCGTCTAAACAGTTCAAGAATAGCGTCTGCCACTTTAGCATCATTTTCTTTTGGAAACAGTTTGTAAATATTTGTGGTGCAATGTTCAGTGTATAAATCCATAAATAAAGATAATCTGTCATTAGATGATAGTTTATCACTAGGCGAGTTATTTTCTTCTATTGTGTAAGAATGTCCATTGTCTTCTTCTATAGACATTATAGGAACAGACACTACTTTTTTCTTATAGTTTTTTTCATTGTATAATATTAACCAGCGTTTAACAATAGTAACAAAATAAGAAAATGCTTTTGTTCCTTTATTTCCGTCAAACAAATGAATTTTAGACAGTAAAAATGTAATAATTTCATGTTGAAGATCTTCAATATTTTCTACTTCTGTATGGTAAAATTTAAATGTGTGAATTATGTTTTGAGTAAGTTTAAAAAAAGCATAGTGAATTTGCTCACCATATATTTTACTTCTTTCAATAGGATCTACACTACTGTTGTACAACACAATTGCGTCCTGTGTTTCTTGAGTAAAGTATCTTTTTTGGTTAGGTTTTCTCATATTATTTTTTTATTTTAAAGTCGTCTAGTTGTGTTTGTAAATATTTTATTTGATCAAAAAACCATCCTATTTCATCATCGCTTTTAAATGCTTCTCTAGCATCTATTTCTTTTAATTTTGCGTTTGAAAATTCAATAACATTAGAAACATCACTGATGTGTTTTTCATATTTTTTAACCATGTCTTCATATTTTTCATTTTTCACTAGTAAATTATAGTTAGTGTAAACAGATATGAATATTATTACTGTAAGTATAAAAATTGTTATTATCATAATTTGAAGTTTTAAATTAAATTATAAAAGGTCATGGCTTTAAACCACAACCTTTATTTAGCATTTTTATTTTTATTTAATCTTTAAAAAAATTATCCATTACACCTTTTAAACCTTCACTTTTAATGCTGCTTAAAGCCTTCACTTTAGTTGGTGTTTTTTTCAATTTCGGAGTTAATATAATGTCCTTATTTGCGGTAGGCAAGTTATTCTTAAATTTAGGCAACCATTCATGTTCAAATTCAATTCGGGCAGCCATTAAGTCAGCTTGATGAACAATAAATATCAATGAAGTACGTGGTCTTGTTTCTGGTCTCCAACTCATTAAATATGATTTATTGGAATCATCATACAGCCCATCATGTAATTTAATAGCTAACATTTCATTTTTAGAAAAAGGAATGTCATTAGACATAAGTAAATGCAGTCCACGATCTGGAACAGACATATATTCTAAATTGTCATTGAATTTATAATCTTCTCCTAATTTATCTTTACGCCATTGATCAGTTTGTGGCAGGTAAGATTCATTATTTTCATCTCCAAATTTTCCTAAATCATGATTTAAAGCTGAAAACACAACTTCTTCTTCTGTATATGTAGAAGAGTTAACTCCCATTTCAATCCATAGTTGATTTACTTTTAAAGCACAGTCAACTACTCTGTTAACATGATCAATGTATCCTCCTGGAAATGCATTATGGTATTCTTTTTTATGTGACGCTGGCATCAACATAAAACGTTCACTGTGTTTTTGATAGAAATCTAATAATTTAGAGCGTCTAGGCTCTGAAATGTAAGAGGTTATAGTTTTTTCAAACTTAATCCAGTTGTCTTGAATTTGTTCAGCGGTGAGCTTCATAACTTTTATTTTTAAATTAATTATCCTTCATTTCCAGTCATACCTTCAGCTTCAACATAACCTTTAATTTGTTCAATTTGTTCTCTTAAGGTTTCTATAACTGTGTAAGATCCATCTCTGTCACCTTGATTTAAAGTTAAATTTAGGCGGTTTAAACTTGAATCAACATTATCTAATTTTTTCAAAATTGCATCTCTATATTTCATATTATTGTTTATTTATGTTTCTTTTTTCCCGTAATATTAATATACATTGTAAAAATTAAACAGCCAAATTTAAATTACAAAACCTTTAGCTATATCTTGAATATTTTTTAATAATGCGCATTTTTCAAATTCTTCTTTTTCTTCAAAAAACTTTATGCCTAAATCTAAAGTCTGTATTAATGAATCACTAGACTTTAATTTTATACATTCAACATGAAATGTATTGAACACATTTATGTTTCGTATATACTCCCAGGCTTTATTGAACAGTACTTGTTTTGTTGCATTTTCTACATTTACTAAATCTTCATCATCTTTTAAAATGTCTTTAAAATTTTTAATAGAATATTGAAAAAAGAAAGTGTAATTATTTACAATTTTATTATATCCACCAATCCAAAACAACGGATGTTCAGAAAAATCTATTAATGACGACACCTCATCATCTTTACTGTTGTCAGTAGAGTCAAATATATTTAATATATTATTGATGTCCAACATATAAAATGCTAAAAGACGTTTTTAAGAGTGTTAAACATATATTTAATGATAAATATGTATTTTATAAAGGTAGTTTAAAATAAAAAAAGCTCCATATTAAATATAGAGCAAATTTTTTAAATCCATTTTAATTTATTTTTTGACAGTTGTGTCAATTTTAATGGAATCCACTTTAACAGAATCAACTGTGATTGTGGTATCAACTGTTTTAACTGTGTCAACTACTGTATTCGTTGATTTTGTTCCGCAAGAGATAACTGCGAGGGCTAATGTTAATGTAAAAAGTATTTGTTTCATAGTTATAAATATAATGATTTATTTTTTAATCAGCAAGTTTAAGTGTAATTTTTTCCAATAAAATTTATTGCGTCTATAGCTTGTTTTAATGTTAACTCAAAAAATTCACGGTCATTGTTAAGTCTATATTCTTTTAAATATTTATGTATTTCTCTTTCTAATTCCATTCCCCTTCCTTGTAGTTTATAAAAATATTCAATTTTAAAGGGGGTAGGAACACCTGTTGGTTTAGACAAAATAGAACGTCTTATTTCTATTTCTTTACCTGTGTATCCTATTTTAATTAAGTTAGGCATTGATGGATTAGACATAACGTAAATAATTTCTTTACCCTCTCCAAAACTAGGAATAGGCTTTTTAGTACGTTTAGTAAAGTATTTTACATTATCCCATTCATTATCTATTTTTTCTAATGTATAAAAACTAATAAAGTTATTCTGAAAATCTTCATCAGCAGATATGTAAATATCTGACTCAGGGATAGTAATCCGTTTAAGGGGTTTAAATCGTTTTTCCATAACCTTTATTTTTTAATTAATACTTTCTAAAATTTGTTTATCAATTTTATTAAGTGATTGTATTCCAAATCCACTGATTTTATCAAGTACTTCGTCTACTGATGTATTCGCTAACATAAATTCTTCTATTTTATCTAATTGGGAAATATATTTATTAGTAAATTCATCAAATGTAGATTGAGTATGGGTATATTGAGCTGTAACGTCTGTAACCTTAAGTGGAATATTGTATTTTGAAAACAATTTAGTTAGGTAATCAATGTATGTGTGTGTGTACATTCCAATTGAAATACATGAAGTTTCTTCTAAATCAATTCCTGTTTTTTCTAAGTCATCAATTTTGCCCCATTCATCATCAGTAAAACGAGCAAATGGAAAACCCACTTCTAATTCTTTAAATCGTTCAATTTTGTAAATCATCATAACCTTTATTTTTAATTATGATTAAATATATGTTAAAGGATCTTGGAGGCCTAATTAATTATTTTTAAGGATTAATTTGCTGTTTTGTAGCCATTTTTTGTGCCACACTTTTTTCTCCTGTGAATGTAGCCATTTTGCCAGTCATTCCAATTTCTCCTTTAAAACCAAATTCTACTGCTTTATCTAAAATAGCATTCCATATTGCACCATCTCTTGTAAATCCCATTTCTTCCATTTTAGCTTCTAAATCTTTTAGATTCATTTTAGTTTTATCACTGTAAACACCAGGAATGCTAAAAAATTCTCCAGCCATTCTTAGTAAATTTGAAGCTCCTTCATCAATATTTGAGGGATTTTCATCCATGACTTTAGAAATTTCTTCTCTGATGATTTGACGTAGTTGTAATTTTTTCATGTTGTTTTAATTTTATTATAAATATATAGAAATTTTAAAAAGTGTAGGTTCTTTTAACGGGTTTAATTTATCCTTTAATTAATTGTTTTTTTGCTTCTAATTTGTCAATTCGGGAATCGATATATGAATGAGTATCACGTATATTACGATAAATTTGCTCATTCTCCTTATCAATTCTTTGATTGATGTTATCTGCTATTTCACTAATGTGACGTTCAATTTGATCAAATCGTCCATCTGTTGAAGTTTCAACATTGTTGATTAGAGTTTCTAAATCACGTCGTTCATTGTCAAATCGATCACCGATCCATTCAATGTCCTTTTGTAATTGTTCTAATTGTGCTTGCTGTTTTACTACCTTTACAACACCAATAACAGCAGCCACTACTATAATAATAGCTACCATCGTAAGTATTCCAAAAGTAAATGATAATGTTTCCATATTATTTATTTTGTTTTTTATGTCAAAGAACCTACACTTTAGTAGTCGGGACAGGATTCGAACCTGCATATTTAGAGCAACGCCCTTTGTGTTTACCGTTTCACCACCTGACTCCGCCTTTTTCTATTTATTGTTGAGTTACAAAAGACAAACGTCACTCAATCTCACTCCCCTTTAACTCCTTCCCTATGCACGGAACAAGAAACTCAGAGATGTTGTTTCTACTTTTAGCATCCTTATAAATCCTTTGACTGTGCATGGTCAACAAGAAACTGGGGACGCGTTGTTTCTACTTTTAGTAGTCGGTACGGGATTCGAACCCGTGATCTTTAGAATGAAAATCTAATGTCCTAGACCAGCTAGACGAACCGACCATACATATATACTGTGTCTCTGTTGTGACTCGAACACAAAACCGCAGGTTTAGAAAACATGTGCTCTATCCAGTTGAGCTACAAAGACTCTTAACTTAATATACATAGTATTTTATTAATTGCCAAACTTAATATATTTATAATAAATGAAAAGTTGGATAGGAGGATTGTTTAAAGATGAAACAGGATGTCCATCGTCAAAAAGATTTGTAGGCATAGTATGTTCACTGTCACTATGTGTAGCCTTATTTATTAATTGTTGTTCTCATGGTAACATTAAACCATCAGATGCAGTAGTTAATGCAGTTGCACTGTTGGCATTTGGATGTTTAGGATTATCATCAGTAGATAAGTTTACTAAAGCTAAAAAAGACATAGTAGATGCTGTTAAAGAAGAAGAAAAACAAACAAATTAAAAAACAAATTATGAAAAAGTTAAGTAAAGTACAAATATTAGGAATTGTTCGCCATGTGTTGACGTTCACAGGTGGCATTTTAGTAGCCAAAGGTTTGATAAATGATTCTACAATGGTAGAATTGGTAGGCGGAATTGTAGCTGTAGTAGGAATGGTTTGGTCTATTGTAAGTAAAAATGTGGAGTCGGAGGGAATCGAACCCTCGTCCAAATAACTGATCAAAAAAATTCATTTACAAGCTTAGTTTGTTTTTCTAAACAAACAAAATAGTATGTTTAACTCAAACATATAAATAGTTGGTTCTTTTTAAAGGACTAAGCACCAGAAAAAACACTACCTTACTGAATTCACTTCTTTTTAAACCCATGAGTGATACGGGGGAGACTAGGCAGCTACTGCTAAGTCTGCACCTACAAATGCTAAAGCATCTTCGTAAGTGAAAGTTGACTTTTCGTCATTTCAATTGTACATAGGTGATTAACGTGTTTCCAATGTTAACACGGCTTGCATTTTAAAGAACTAAATTACCTGTCAAAACCAGGCGACCCCATGTCAATTTTCTTTTTAATGGTTGGCTTTATTTTCATAAAAGCAATCCATTCTTTTAAAACATTTACTCTAGTGGCAATGCCACTTTTTTTACTTTTCTTTGCCATTGACTTTATCTTTTAATGTTATGTAACTGTAGCTGGAAGCAATTAAAAAAACAAATGTTGCCCTTCCTATCCATGACCACATGGTGAAGTTGACTTCCCAAGCAATAAATGAACATAAAGCATACCATACAATTGTTGAAGCTAGTAATTTCATATTTTTTGTTTAAATATAATAATAAATATTTGACAAGCCAAATTTGTATATATTTTTTTTAACTGTGAAAAAGATTGTTGAAAAAGAAGATTTGATGTGATGGAAGGTGATGGTAAAATGGGTTATATAAATATATATTTTATCGATGTGTAGAAGACATTTTCGATATGATATTACATTGAACCCACTTTTCACAACACTGTACCGTTATATGGATAACAACGCGCGTGGTAGACATGATGTATCCTTCGTATATGTACGTATATATACACAAGTCTCTACTTCCAATAGAGGTCACTATACACACCTAAGACTTCACGCCACCATAATTTTACACGTAAGACTTCACACATAGTACTTTTCACACAGTAGACTTCACGTCACATAATTTCCACGTCTGTAGAGGCCCACACCATTTAAAACACACAGTAGACTTCACGTCACACAGTTTGTCTCATAGGCCAACACACGTCCCAAAAAATAAACACGTGATGATGTTTCACGTGTTTTACTGTTGTGACAATAGTGGCTTTATGAAATCATAATTCCTATAATGTTTATTATTCCGCCTACTGTTAACATGGTTGCTAAAGCGTACATTGTAATTTTAAATGTTAGCATAGTTTATTGTTTTTATATAATTAAGTGTATGTTGACTTACAATGTTGACCAAACTAAAAGTGGTATGCTTAAAAATAATACTATTCCTACAATTAATAATAAATGAGCAATTAATTTTTCCATGTGTATATGTTTTTTATTTGACTTAAATATATGTTGACTAACTGTAGTTGCCTAGTGGTTGTACTTCACTATCATTTTATCAATAAAGTCTTCGTCCACATTGTTAAAACAACCTATGTTTGATTCTAACATGTTGTTTCTTTTGACTATGTGAATGTAGTATCCTTCCTTCTTACGTGTTTTGATAATCTTTTCTATTGCCTTTAGTCTAACGTTTTTACTTTTCATAGTATATGTTTTTTATTATGTTGTAAATATACATTAGTTAACAGTGGCTGCCTATTGACCCTTAGCCAGCACCCATAAGCCCGCTGTTGCGGTTACTGCTACAGCAAAAAAAAATACAGCCACTGGGCCAAAGAAATGTTCAGCTGTTGCTACGGCTGCTGTTGCTACTATGCTCACTGTCACTGTTACTAGAATTAAATTTACAGTTGTCTTTTTCATGTATTTGGGTTTTTAGGTTTATACTTTCTTTACTTATGTTTAAATATATGTTGACTTTATTTGTCGTCCAAGTCTCCTCCGTTTACCCATGTTACAATGCCTACCATGACGGCCAGCAAAAATGTTAACGTCAATGTGTTCCACAGTCCAAAC